ACACCACAAGATCCGCTTGTGGCCCCTTTTCTCGCCCAGATTGAAATGCGATACCGCTTGTTAACCGCAAGAAACGACGTGCTTCCGTTGCTGCCTTGGAAAGAGGCAAAACTACCAGACCCATCTAGCGTCAGCTTTCCGGCATTAGTACCAGTACGGGAAAAAGATCCACTAGTGTCAATGGTTGCGGTACTGGTACCTCCAACAGAAGTGGACCACGTCCCAGACGCATTCAGCGAGTTCGTCTCAAATCCACCGTTCAGCACAGCGGGGTTGAATCCGATAACCTGCGTCTGCGTCCCCCACTGATCCGCCGGATTCACGCCGAGGGTGATAAGCTCGGTGACATCGCTCGCGGACAGTGCGCGGTTGAAGACAACGGAGCGGTAAACCCTCTTATCGAAGACTTGAGAAGCCGTAAAGTAGCCACCGACTCGAAGATTGGCTGCTGCGCTAAGACTGATATTTCCAGTCGTGTTTGTGAGTGTGTATGCAGAACCGTTGACGTAGACAGAAAATACACCAGCACTACGCACCAAAACGAAATCAACAATTTGTCCGGCAAATGCAGCCCCAGTAAATCCAGTGATGGTTGCATTGGAGGCAACCCCTCCAATTGTCTTATCCAAGCCGTAAGCACCCGAAGATGTTGTCAGTCCAAAGTAGTTGTTTGCGTCTTCTACTACCGAAAATACGGCTTTAGCCGTTGCCTGTGAAATCTTGAACCGGCACCAGATTGAGAAGTCGCCCGTGCCAATGGCTTGTCCCGTCAGCGTCGAGGAAATCCGCGTGCTTGCCGTCGCCCCATCGAACGCCACAGCAGCGTAGTCGGAAGCGGCGGCGCGGATGGCGGAGGGGTTCTGGCCGGTGTAGGAGGTGAACGAGCCGGTGGCGGTGACAGCATCGCCCACAGCATCGCCAAGGGTTACGGCACCATTGCAAACAACAGCACCGGTAAAGGTGGCCGCACCAGTCACACCGAGAGTCGTGCCCACCGTAGCCGCTCCGGTAACTGTCACGCTGGCGAGAGTGGCTGCGGGACCAGACGCAAGCAGGTTATTCAGCGTGACCTTTTTGGTCGTGCCGGATGCGGCCATTGACGTATCGGAAACGTCAACAATGACAAGCGGGTCGTTTGCCGGATCGGCTCCGGTTCCAATGGATGCAAGTGCCGTGATTTTTGAGTCTGGCATGGTGAGAAAAGGTTAGTCTGTGATGAGTGAGAAAACGATCTTTGAGGTCCCGTCCTCTTGAAGGACAAGGAACCCGTCCTCCTGCAGCATGTTTCGAGCTGCTGGAGGATATGGGTCAACGGCCGACTCAGAGTCGGATACCAACGACAATGTGAGGTCGAGCGTCATTAAGCGCGGCCGAGGTAGGCAAGGCAACGTCCGCTTGCAAGCTGGAAGCTGGAAATGCGAGCTCGGATAATGGAGCCGGCAGGGAAACTATGAGCGGTCCACACACCAGAGATCCCAGTGCCAGCAATGCTGGTAAGCGTCGACGCTTCGGTAAATTGAATTGCGGTAAAGTTGCCGGTCTGCAGAGAGGTCCCAGAAACGGGAATGACCCCCTGAAAACCCATACTGTCTTGAACTGCGATGTCGGTTTGAACGGCCATAGTTTTGCTTTCGGTAAGGGGGCACCGGCCGGATTGCCGATGCCCCCGGGTTTGACTGCTTAACCTTTGCGGATCTTCGGTGCCAGGGCTCCCTGAATGAACAGGACGAGTTTGCCTCCTTCGGGGACGTTCGACGTGTTGAAGTTTTCGCGTTGGAGTTCCGCGGAAACCTCGGGACCAGATACCAGCTTCGATTTGCCGGACTTGTCCACGACGATGGTGGTTGCGAGCCTCATGGGATTAGGCGGTGATGAGCACTTCGGCCTGATCGGTGTCACCGGCGGCGGCACCAAACATGATGTCGTAGCTGGCGTAGTGGCTGCGGCTCTGGCGGCTGTACCACACCGACAACAGCGCGGTCAGACCGTTGGCGGTCGTCACGGCGCGTTGCTCGATGAACTCACCGGCGATCATGCCAACCGGAAGACCGGCGGCGATGGCGATGGCGTCAGGGCCGCAGACGAAGCCAGCGGTGTTGGCCGTGGCCGAGGTCCAGCGGTTGTTCTCGGCGATCACGTCGAAGCCGAATCGGCCGTTGTTAAGCGGGCCGTACCGGCTGTCAGGCATGGCCACGGTACCGGCAGAGGCGGTGGTCAGGCCGGAGAACTGGATGCGGGCGATGTGGCCACCGTCCAACAGCAAGTTCTTGGAACGGTAGTTCTTGGCCAGCGCGAGGATCGACGGCAAGTCGGAGCTGTCGAAGTTGGCGGCAGTGCCAATGGTCGTCGCGGTGCCGAAGTTGCCAGTGGTGATGAGGGCGGTCAGCACGTCACTGATGCCGTAGGCGAACAAGTCAGCGGAACCCTGAGCAAGGTCGGCGAGGCTGAAGCCCTGATTGAGTTCAGCGTTCTGGATGCTGAAGGACTTGGTGATCTGGTTCACAGTCACCGAGGTAGCGGCCAGCGTGCTGTCGTCGTTGCTCTCGAAGTTGGTCGCGTTGGAGACCGCAGCGGAGCCGGTGGTGTACCGCTTGACGCGAACCGTGGCGCGGGGGCGCAAGTTGTCCAGGCCGACGTTGCGGGAGAACGCGGACACGAGCGCAAGACGCTGCGGAGCAACCACCATGAGCGCGTCAGCGAGGTAATCGACAACCAGCGTGCTGGTGAACGTGTTGGTGTTCTGCGGCGCGTGGATCTGGGTCTGGCGCAGAAGCTCGGCGTGGTTCTCGATGAGGAACTGCCGGCGATTGGCACCAGCGGTCATCTTCTTGTGAGCCTCGAGGAGCGGGTTGCCGAGGTTCTCAATGCGCACCGGGGCGATGGGCTCCGGGGCAGGGGCGGCGGTGGGGGCCTTGGCGCTGATCGCGGCGGCGACGGCCTTGGCGACGATGGCCTCAATGTCGATGGCGGACGGGGCGGCAGGAGCCGGCGCAGCGGGAGCGGCCGGCACCACGGGATCGGGGGTCTTGTTTTCCATGTTGTGTGGTGGTTGTGATGTCGGCGCGGTGATCGCGCCATCGGCGGCAGCGGAAATGCTGCCGGTCGAAAGTTTGGGGAGAGACGCACGGAACCACGCACGAGCGGCGTTGGCTTCCATAGCTGGCTTCTCCTCGGAGATTTTGTCAGCCAGTCCGAAGGTGATGGCTTCGGAAGACGTGAACCACGTCTCAGCTTTCATTGCGGCCCGGATTGCCGAGGCGGTCTTGCCGGTCTTCTTTTCGTAGACGCCAGACAAGATCGCGGCGTGCTGGTCGAGGGCGTCGGCCATTTTCCGCATATCGTCGGACGTGCCAGCGGTGAGGCCCGACGGGTCGTGAATCATCATCAGAGCCGCGTCGGCGATCTCTACGGTGTCACCGGCCAGAGCAATGATCGAAGCGATAGAAGCAGCCACACCGACTACCTTGGTGGTCACGGCAGATTGCCGGCCGCGCAGCATGTTGTAGATCGCAAGGCCGTCCCAGACGTTACCTCCGGGGCTGTTGATCTCGACATTCAAGGGCCCGGGGCCGACGGCTTGAAGCGTATCAGCAAACGACTTAGCCGTGATGCCGGAATTGGAAAACCAGTCCTCGCCGATCTGGTCGAAGATGTGGATGGTCGCGGCCTCGGTGGCAGCGGCCCGGGGGCTGTAGGACAGCCAGTTGGTTACCTTGGTCATTTCTTCTTTCGTTTGCGTTTGGCCGATGCGGTGGGAGTCACCGACGGCGTGGGCGTCATCATTTCCTTGGGATCTTCGTCCTCCGGAACTTCGGCTTCGGCTTCCTCGACTTCAGCCGGGGCCGGCGCGATTGGGAGTTTCTGGGCTCGTGAGATTTCGGACACGTCGATGTCGTATTTCTCAGCAAGCTCGTGAATGAACTTGGCCTGCTGGGCCTTGGCCTCGAGGGCCGAACGCCAGTCAATGCCGCGGGCTCCGTAGACTTCGTCGTAGGTGGTCACACCGGCCTCGAGTTCAGCAAGCTGGGCGGCAGAGTTGCGGCCAACGTCAACATTCGGAGCCCGGGGGGCTTGGATTGCGACCTCGTACCAATCGTCTGGGGAGTCTTGAAGACTCGGATCCACGCGAATGGCGTAGTCCATGACGTATTCCCAGATGCGTCGGGCGGCAGACGCCATGACCATGTGACGGGACCGGAACCAGACGGCGGACATATCCAGCGCACCGCGGTAGACGGTGCCCTGCATGGATTCCGGATAGACCAAGACGTAAGGAATCCCAACGCCGGCGCAGACCTTTTCGGTCAATTGCCGCCAGTATTCCCTCATATTGACCGACGGGCGGTCGGAAACAAACTGCTCAAACTCGTCGCCCGACTTCATCACCTTCACAGAACCGCCGAACACGGCCTCGTAGTAGCTCTGCGCGTTGCCCTGATTGGCTCCGGCACCGGAACGCAGACTGGTTGCCTGCACCTCGCCGGAGGATGTCTTGACCACTTGGGCGACACTGGACGCCAGCTTGCACGATTCCATCTCCAGCTTTTGGAGATCGTCGAGGTCGTGCAGGTCATTGATGACGCACGCCACAAACGGCAGTCCGCGAAGCTGGTTTGACCGCTGGGGCTCGTAGATGTGAACGATGGAGTCAGCGTTGACCGGCCGGATGTCGGTCAATTCGCCCTGCTTGCGCTCTTGGCCGACGTAGAAAGACAAGGCACGGCCAGTTTTCAGGTCAAAACGCACACCGTCGAAGATGTCGGCGGTGTTCTCTTGGCCGGTCGGGGTGGCAATCTGCTGCGGCTCAATCATCTGGAGCCGGGGCCGGCCGGTGTCACCCTTGGTCAACAGCAAGAAACTCTCACCATCGTAAAACCATCCCCGGGAAGCCAAGCCCATGAGGGTTCCAAACGATTGCCGGGATCCGATGTCCGGGTAGCGGCACCAAGTGTCCCACCACTTCTTTGCCCGCATATTCCAGTCCGGATCCGAGGATGCCGGCTGGACTGAAAAGCTGGATCCGACCGTGTAGGACTCGAACAGGTCGCCCAGGCGGTTCATCACCGCATTGTTCTGCTCAAAGAATCGGGACTTTCGGACAAGTGCTTGCCGGGTCCATGAGGAAACATCGAAGCGAGACGACGTGTAGGACGTGTCCAGATAGGAACGGCGCAGACTGTTGCCTGCTCCCTCGTATTTATCAACAGGGGCCGACCGGAACCGAGACAAGATGGAATCAAAAAGTCCCATTTTAGCTCATCTGGTTCCCGATGTAGGGCTCCCGGCGTAATTGCGAGAAGTCCCCAGTGTAGGACGTAGTGGCAATGAGTACCGCGGCCAGCATCTTGTTGTAGATCTGGGTGTCGGTAGGGCTGGCAACACCGGAAATGCTAAGCAATTCGACGGCGTATTCGTAATCCGCAATGAGGCTTTCCCACATTTCCACCATTTCGGACGGGGTGGGGGCACCTTTGCCGGGCTCGGCAAACTCAACCGATACATCCGAGGATGAAGTCGAACGGACAACCTGCCCGGATTCAATGACGGTAGCCGCGGCAATGACCTTTGCAGTCAGGGCAGCAAACAGAGTCACGCCTCCCAGTGTCGAATAGACAGAGCGGAGGTAAGCTCGTTTGATAGCCACCGTGAATGTGAACATTCCGGTGAGACACTGGACGATCAGTCCGCCACTTCAAGCGGTTAGTAAACCTAGCCGCCAGCTTCGGTCACCATGTCATTCCAGAGCATTACCATGGCAAGTTGCATGATTTCGCAGTCGTGCAAATGGTCGGGCCACTTCTGGTTTCGTTTAACCCAGACGTGTTTGATCCGACCGGCACGATTTGCCTGTGGCCGAAGGATGTGCGAGTCAAGGTGACGCCAGTAAAGGTCTGGATCGGCGACGTAAGCGCCTTCGGCCTGGACGTTTGGGGGGCTTTGATGTACGCCCCAGTCGCGGTCAATGTCGCCCTTGCGGAGTCTTGAGAGCATATCCCGAAGGTGCTCGGTATCGAACACTAGGAGGGGCTGCACCACGTCGGTCCTCATCGAGGAGGATGTTGACAACCCAAACGGGTGGACGGCTCCGGACTTGGCCGTGAAACGGGCACCGGTCTCGCGCCCTTTCAATGGCATCCATCCGATGATTGCCGGTTTCCGGAGCCCTCCCTCTGGAGGATACCGCAGGCCGCAGGGGTAGTTGACCGGGTTGCCGGTCACTTCGGAATAGGAGGCGCACGCATCGTAGA